TGCCATTGCTGACTGCATATCAATCAGCGGTTGATTCTTACAGAATTGTTGATGATGTTGTTTATTTTTACACAATTAGATCAAATTTTTTTGTGCAGGGTCAATCAGTCATTGTGACTGGTTGTGGTGATGCTGATGGAACATATACAGTGGATGCCCGAACATCCAACACATACATGTTCAGTGCAGGCTTAGTAGCGGCCGACACACTCAGCACCATTCCAGTTATCCCCGCTGGGATTGCCGTGCTTGATGGGTCGAGTGCGGCTGATCTTTATGCAAATACTGATGCAATCAAAAATGCCTTGCTGGGATTATCCACCGATATATTCCAGGCAATAATTGCACCAGGATCACAAATTGAAGGCGTAGATTTTGCCCAGACTATTTACAGGACAGGCCGAAGCATGATCAACCGTCAATTTGGTTTGTTGGCACCTTACATTGACACTGAAACAATTTGCCAATGAGTGCATCAATTGCTGAGGTTCGGGGAGATTTGGCAACTGCATTAAACACAATTGGTGCAACGGTTTATTAATTTGTGCCTGAAGCAATTATCCCGCCCGCTTGCGTAATTGTTCCTGATTCACCTTATTTGGAATCAACATTGATCAGCAAATCAAGTGTCAGTGTCAAAATCAATTTCACCATAACCGCAGCCGTGGCATATAATTCAAACCCAGGGGCGTTAGATAATTTGGAAAAATTAGTAATTGAAATCATTGGCATCATGCCTGATGGTTATGTGGTCGGAGATGTGCAGCGGCCAACCATCACAAACATTGGCACATCATCACTTTTAATTGCTGACCTGGCCGTCAGCACTTATTACAACCAAGACATATAAAAGGAGAAAAAATGCCAACAACAATCATCACGGGGCGTGACATAACCTTCACCATTGCTGGTGATACTTATGATGCCCAAGCAACATCCGCAGTTTTGACAATTGCATCAACAATCAACACTTATCAAACACTTGATGGAAAAGCATATTTTACGACCGATTCGCAAGGCTCATTTGCCGTGGAGATGTTAGCCGATTGGCCAGCAGGCGGATCATTATGCAACGCCCTATGGACTGCCGCAGATTCTGCACCGAATACACCATTGGCAGTTGTATTTACCGCAGCAAGTGGGTCAGTTTTCAATTTTGATGTGCAACCAATTTTCCCATCAGCAGGCGGCACCGCACCTGATGCACAAACGGTTTCATTAGCATTTACCTGCGTGACAACACCAACACTATAAAACAGAATCGGGAGCAGCAGAATGAAACTACCAATTACAATTGAATATGGAAATGGGGAATCAATCACCTACATTGCCCAGCCACCTGAGTGGGCAAAATGGGAAAAGGAAAGCGGCAACATCATCAGTCAAGCCAAGGATAAAATGGGCATCTCTGATTTGATGTTTTTGGCTTATCACGCAATGAAACGCACCAGTGCAAAACCAGTCAAACCATTTGAAGCCTGGTGCGAAAGTGTGGCGGATGTGGTGGTTGGTGTTGATGACCCAAAAGTTTTCAGCGGGGAAGCATAAATCGTTTATTGGTTGAATTGGCAATTGCCACATCAATTCCAATGAGGGAATGGGAAACCGCAGAACAGATTTTGACCGCAGTTGAAATTTTGGAGGAACAAAATGGCAAATGATTCAATCACTTATGATAAGGCGCAATTGCGTGGAATTATTAAAGCCACAAAGGCAATGAGTGATGAAGCGGTCACCCAGGCCAAAAAACAATCAGGTGCATTAGTTTCATATCTGCGGGGCAAAATTATTGATGCATCTAGTTTCACAAATAATCGGGCGGATGATCGCATTGCTGAGGGTTCAGTTGTCAGCAAATCATCCAAAATTGGTGAATTAAATGTTGGATTTGCAAGGCAAAAATTCAGCGGTGGTGGCACAACCCAGCAATTATGGCCTGGATATGAATTTGGATCAAATAAATTTAAACAATTCCCCAGTTGGTCGGGAAAATTTGGTAAAGGATCAAGGGGCTGGTTTATTTATCCAACCTTAAGAAAAGAGCAGCCATATATTATTGATCAATGGGAATCCGCATTCAGCAAAATTGTAAAGGAGTGGTGAAATGGCAACAGGCACCCGCACTTTAAAATTATCAATTCTTGCCGAAACAAAACAACTGACTGATGGTTTGAAATCCGCTGAAAAAGATGTGCAAAGTTTTGGCGACAAAATGGGAGATATTGGCAAAAAAGTTGGTGCAGCATTTGCGTTGGCAGCCGCAGCCGCAGCCGCTTATGCAATCAAAATTGGAATTGATGGGGTTAAATCCGCCATTGAGGATGAAGCCGCTCAATTAAGATTGGCAAGCGCATTAAAAAATGCAACGGGTGCAACTGATGCGCAAATTAAAGCAACTGAGGATTATATTTCAAAAATGCAATTAGCAACTGGTGTGAGTGATACAGATTTGCGAGCATCAATGCAACGGTTATCACTTAGCACCAAGGATGTTGGGTCATCCCAAAAATTATTAAATTTGGCATTGGATGTTTCAAAGGGCAGTGGAAAAGATTTGGCAACCGTCACCGAAGCCCTGGCAAAAGCCTATGAAGGCCAGGATGCAAAATTGGGCAAATTAGGAATTGGTTTATCGGCAGCGGATTTAAAAGCAATGGATTTTACACAAACACAAATTGCATTAAGTAATTTATACGGTGGAGCCGCAGCAAAAAATGCTGAAACATTTCAAGGCAGGATTGATCGTTTGAAGCAGGCATTTGATGAAGGTAAAGAAGCCATAGGTGAAAGATTGTTGCCGATTATTGAACGGTTGATTGGATATGTTTTTGAGTATGGTGTGCCAATTATTAACAAATTTAAAGATGCTTGGAATGTGGTTAAAACTGCAATTGATAACAACAAGGAGAATTTTCAGGAATTTCTTGATTTGCTTCAAACTTATGTTTTACCAGCATTGAAAACAATATTTGGATTTTTAATTGATGTTGGTGCCAAGGTTGCATCAGCAATAATTAGTGCATTTGGCACAATATTGGGAGCAATCACTCCAATAATCAATTTCATAATAGATTCAATCAATTTGGTAATCAGGGGAATTAATTTGATCAAACCTGGATCAGACATTGGTTATTTGAACAAAATTGGTCAGCCATCATCAAATTTCACATACAATCAAGGCAATCCAATGGCTGGATCAAATACTTCAACAACCATTCCAACACCAACAATCACATCAGATTTCAGTCCAGTATCGGGTGGAGCCGCTGGCACCGCTGGCAAAATTACACCAATTGGAAATGTTATCAATCCCCAACAATTATTTTCATCACAACAAATTTCAGCCGATTTGAGTATTCCAGCAACCGTGCAACAATCTAAGGCAATTATGCAGTCATTTAGTGACAGATTAACCGCTCAGGCAGATGCATTTTTCAAAAATCAAGCGGCGACCACACCCATTACAGTAAATATTGGTGTAGCGGGTGATCCTGAAGCCACGGCCAGGGTTTTAGTAGATACCTTAAACAATTCATTTTATCGTGGCACTAGGGGCGCTGGATTGTTGGCTGGTATTCAATGAGCATTTGGAATCCAGTTTGGCAGGTTGAAATCAATGGAGTTGATTACACAAATGCAATTTTAAGCAATTTGACTATTACCAGTGGTCGCACAAATATTTATGAGCAGGCACAGGCGGGATACATAAACATTGAATTGATCAACCTGGATCAATCGCCCATTACCGCTGAAATCAATCAATCAATCAGTGTGCAATTGCAAGATTCAACTGCAACATTTGTGCCCATATTTGGTGGATCAATTGTTGATGTTAAAGTCCAAATTGCAGATGCAGGCGGGATTGGTTATTCACAAAAAATAACAATTATTGCATTGGGTGCATTGGCCAGGTTGCCAAAATATTTGACCAATGGTGTTTTAAGTCAAGATTTTGATGGTGACCAAATTTACACAATTTTGAGCGGTGTCTTATTTGCTCAATGGAATGCGGTGCCTGCCGCTGAAACCTGGGCTGCCTATGATCCAACTGAGCAATGGCAAAATGCCCAAAATACTGGATTGGGTGAAATTGATCAGCCTGGCAATTATGAATTGGCGCAACGCTCATCAAGTCGCACTGATGTTTATTCATTGGTGGCTGCCCTGGCAACATCAGGGCTTGGATACATTTATGAGGATGCAAATGGCTTAATTGGTTATGCAGATTCAACCCACCGCACAACTTATTTGGCAGCCAATGGTTATGTGGATTTGACCGCAAATGAAGCCTTGGCCAACACCATCAGCATTCAAACCAGGGCTGGGGATGTTCGCAATGCGGTGACAATCAAATTTGGCCAAAATTCCAATAGCGAGGTTTCAGAATCCGATCCTGCATCAATTGCTACTTATGGCACGCTGGCACAAATTATCACCACCACAATCAAACATTCAGCGGATGCCCAGGATCAGGCGGATTTTTACATTGCCCTGAGAGCCAACCCGCAGCCAATTTTTAGTGCAATCACCTATGAATTGACCAACCCTGAAATTACTGATGCAGACCGTGATGCCTTATTGAATATTTTCATGGGCATGCCAGTCTTTATTTCAGATTTGCCACTAAACATGAATTCAGGCTCATTTGCTGGGTTTGTTGAGGGCTGGACATTCAGGGCGGCTTACAACCAGGTTTCAGTGACCCCATTATTTTCACCACTTGCATATTCCATCCAATCAATGGCGTGGGATGATGTGCCTGGAGTTGAAATGTGGAATACAATTTCGCCAATATTAGATTGGCAAAATGCCACAATAGTGGCGTGAAAGGAAAAATATGAGTAATCCAACCAGCAATTTTGGATGGCAAATGCCTGAGCCAACAGATTTGGTTACTAATCTACCAGCGGATTTTGAGGTGTTTGGTCAAGCCGTTGATACTGATTTTGTTGATTTATTAGGTGGAACAACTGGACAAATATTAAGCAAAACATCAAACACTGATTTGGATTTTACTTGGATTAGTGCAGCCCCTGGCGATATTACAGGCGTGACCGCAGGAACTGGAATTTCAGGCGGTGGCACATCAGGTGATGTGACCGTGACTAACTCAATGGCAACTGAAATAACTGCCAAAGCCGATTTAATTGTTGGAACAGGTAATGCCACATTTGATAATTTACCAGTGGGAACAAATGGACATGTTTTAACTGCTGATAGCACCGTTTCGCCAACTGGCCTGAAGTGGGCTGCTCCTGCTGGCGGTGGCAAAGTTTTACAAGTTGTTTATGGAAGCACCGCAACTGAAGCCAACAGCACAACAGCAAGTTATATTGATACTGGATTAACTGCAACAATAACCCCATCATCTGCATCAAGCAAGGTTTTAGTTTTAGTGAATCAAATTGTTGGCAAAGCAAATGGTGATACTTACATCAATGTTGATGTTTTCAGAGGTGCAACATCAATAACCTCACCATCTTCATTTTTAACTGGTTATGCAGGAAGCACTGGTTCATCAGCAACTAATTATATTGGCGCAGTATCTGCTTCCATTTTAGATACTCCTGCCACGACTTCTGCGACAACTTACAAAACCCGAATCCTTAATGCTGCGGGTGTTGGAAATGTGTATGCAAATCAATTTGCTTTAAGCACAATAATTCTGATGGAAATAGGAGCATAAAAATGGCAAGTGGAGCAGATGTATTAAATATGTTGATTCCAAATGGCGGTTGGGCAATTTATGGCAATGACTTTGAAGGTATCCAATTTGTTGAATGTGAGCCAATAACTAAAAAACAATTTGAAGCAGGTTTTGCTAAATTTGATGCTTGGAAGGCTGAGCAGGATGCAATCAAAGAATCCAACAAATCTGCATTACTTGACAAGTTAGGCATAACCGCTGACGAGGCTAAATTACTCTTAGCATAATCTTGAAGGATTGTGGAGATTAAATTGATTAGTCAAAATGGTTGGCCAGCATCCCAGGATCAAGCGGCAATTGGAATTAAGTCATTTGCAGTGCCTGGCACCAAAATTAAATTGAGGTGCGCAGAAAAGGTTGCGCCATTGCTGGTCACATTTGCAGCAGAATTTCATCAACATGTTGAGCCAATAGATGAGGGCGCATTAGATGACTGGGGTTATTGTTTTAGGAATGTGCGTGGATCATCCGACAAATTGAGCAATCATTCATCAGGCACTGCGATTGATTTAAATGCGGCAAAACATCCCCTGGGTCATGCAGGCACATTTACGGTCATGCAAACCGTCATGATTCAAGCACTGGCCAAAAAATATGGGCTGACCTGGGGTGGGGATTACAAAAACCGCAAGGATGAAATGCATT